AATGAAAAAATACAATTTATCAAAAATCATGAAAAGAGCGTGGGAGTTAGTTAAAAAGGCAGGTCTTTGCATCTCCGAAGGGTTGAAAAAAGCATGGAAGGAAGCAAAGCATATGGGAGAAATCACAAAAGGTTCCGTAAAACAGATTGCATGGGCGAAAGACATTAAAGAAGGCATGATCAAAGCGTTGAATATCAGTTTAAAAAACGAAAAAGAAAGTGGAAGTAATTATTTTGTTTCAATTAGAGAAAAAAATTTAATCGACATCGAAAAAATAAGTGATGCTAAGTGGTTTATTAATCTTTTTATAACTGCTAAAGAAATTTACAAGGCTGAAATTTGCTTCGGAAACTATATGACAAAAGAAGAATTAGCCGATGATTATGCTAGTCTTGTAAGCTCTAAATTGATGGAAACTTTTTAATAAGGAGGAGAAAAAAATGATGAAAGAAGCAGAAAGAGCAAAAAAAGAAATGTTGGATTTTTTGAAGAAAAATGAATCTACAGGAACTGCAAAAGAGGACTTTTGTGAACTCAAAGAGAAAACAGAACAAGCTTTCTTTGTATCACTCGCGCTGGATTTGCGAGAAAGACGGGCTAAACTTTGGATGAAAGGAAAACATGATGAAGTAGATTCATGGGCACTGTCAAAAATTCACGAAGCGTTAGTTTCTGACAGAAAAACCGAAGTAAGAAAGATAACGGACATGGTAGAAAAAAACACTCACGCTGCCCTGCGAAAACAATTTCCTGATTTGTATGATTTCCTGTACGCTTGCAACGACGAGGAAACAGAAAACAAACAAAGAGTGCATGAATTACACAAACTAGGATACACGGCAGAAAAATTGTGGGAAATGCCGCATGAGGATGTGGGAGAAGATTATTTAAAGATGCTATTAGACACAGAAAAAAGAGGCTGAAAACAGCCTCCTTTTCTATTGACTTAATAGTCAACAAAATAATTTCTACTCACACGCATATACAATATGCAGACATATATATTATAACAAGCGATTTCAAAAAAGTCAAGAAAAAGAAGGAAGAATTGATTCTTCCTTCTTGCTAGTCATCCTATTAGCAGACTAATTATTTTAAATTAATAGTTATCTTCTTGTCTGTCCAGAACGAAGCACTATATTCTAAAATCACTTTCTTTGCATCTTTTGGCACTTCGTAGTATGCCGTAAAGCTTACGTTCTTTCCTGGAGACAAATTAGTGTTAACAAAATCGCTGCCCCCTATATATTGCTGTTCGCAAGCTGAATTATCTGCATAGCAATCACAGTCAGATACAGATACATATTTGTCACCTTTTTCTGCAATATTTTCACAAGTAAAGTCTACAGCTACATATTCGCATCCATCTTTTGCAGTAAAGTACTCTCCGGCATCATATCCAAACTCGGCTTTTTTCGCAGTTACTTTTAAGCCGTCATTCTCAAAAGATTCGCCAACCTTTACGCTGTCTTTCTCTTTTGTTTCTTTCTTTTTGGCAGTTTCTTTCTTAGCCGCTGTTGTTGCGGTAGTACTCTTTGAAGAATCAGCGGAAGAACTATCATCATCACCACCACCCATTGCCATGCCTAAAACAGCCAGAACGATGATAATGATAATCACCCATTTCAACTTGCCACCCTGTTTCTTCTGGCAATGAGGACACACTTTAGCTTTTGCGTCAATCTCTTCTTTGCAGTACTTACAAACTTTAGTTTTTTCCTTGCTCATAGTTTCTTCTCCTTTTTTATTATTACCTTATTGCAAATATTAGCAAAATGGTTTGTTGTAAATAAATTATACAATAAATAAAATGATTTGTCAGTATAAATATAAATAAATCTGCATATTTCTTTTAACGAAAACATAAAAAATATTATAGTAAAGACTCTTGATAAGTTAGAACAAATTTTCTATAATATAAAACATGACGCTTATATTGAAAGGAGTAACAATGGGAGAAGAGTACAGAGAGGAAATAATAGCATTGTTAGACAAAATAAAAGATGCAGGCGCATTAGCTTACCTGCATACTTTTATAAAACTTTTTGCGGAGAAGTGGGGATGACCTACTTCTCTGTTTTCCTTGAAAGCATTGACTCAATCATATCCATAACAATTTTCTTATCCCTTTCTTCTAAGAGAGAAAATTTTTCTAAGAATCTAAAATCATCTTTTGCTGCTTCGGGAGTTAATACCTTTTTCTTTGGTACATCAAAACCCATAAGCCACATAGGCTCAACACCTAATACTTTCGCCATCTTGCCACTACTTATGTTAGACGGTTGATGTGAACCATTCACATACTGGCTGATTGACGATTTACTAACTTTAGATTTTTCTGCTAGTTCTTGCGGTTTCAATTTAGCGTCGGACAATGCTTCTCGTATTCTTTTTGCGGTAACCTCGTGTTTCACAAAATTTCTTCCTCCTTTCTACATATTAATGATAACATAACAAGGTTTAACTTTCAACAGAAAAGTTAAATGATTTTAAACTTTTTTGTTGACATTTTGGTTAAACAGTGTTAAACTATAAATGTCAACAAAAGAAGGGAGGGTTAAAAGATGCCATATAAATATAATAAATTAAGAGGGCGAATTGTTGAGAAGTTTGGCTCGCAGGAAAAATTTGCGAAAACCTTGAAAAAAAGTAATGTTTCCGTATCTAGAAAAATGAATGGAAAAGTTGGTTTTTCTCAAAATGATATGGTTGAATGGGGAAACCTTCTTCACATTCCATTAGAAGAATATGGCGAATTTTTTTTCACCTAAAAGTTAAACGATGTTAAACTTTCAAGAAAAGGACGGTGACTAGATGGAAAATTTAATGATTTTTGAAGGACATGGCATGGAAGTGTTCGAATTTGATGGACAAGTACTTTTTAATCCTAAGCATGTAGCGGAAATTTTAGGAATTGCAGATGTTAAAAGTAGCACGAGAAATTTCAATGACAAACAGCTTGTAAAGCTTACGAATTCTAAAGTGCATGATATGCACTTTAGGAAATTACACAATACAGGCGAGAATTTTCTAACTGAAAGCGGCGTTTACAAGTTAATTTTCAGAAGCCATAAACCAGAAGCGGAACGATTTAGTGATTGGGTAACAGATGAAGTTCTCCCGTCCATCAGAAAGACAGGTGGTTATCAGAAGCCCGCAACAATAGCAGAGCAGATAGGCTTACTCGCCACAGGCTACGGAGACCACGAAGACCGCATTAAGAGCCTTGAAAGCAATATGGTGATTGACTACGGTCAACAGCAAACACTGCGACAGCACGTCAATAAAGCTGTTTTAAATGCATTAGGCGGCAAGGACACAGAGGCATATGCATATATCAGCAAAGTTGTATTCGCAGAGTGTAACAGGGACTTACAAGACCGGTTTAAAGTTAACAGCCGAAACAATATCCCTCGCAAACGGTATGAGGAAGCTATTGACTATGTAGACAACTGGGAGCCAAAAACAAACACAAAGTTGAGAATTGACGAATATAACCGTCAACAGAGATTTGAGGTATAGGAGGTAAAAAAATGAAGGCTATGTACAATTTACTGACGATCGTGTCAGTAGCGTTGATTATCTGGATCTCGTCCAGCTGGGCTGGCGTAATGACACATACCGCCGGAAAAAATTATAGCAATTATAATTTCTTCGTGATGTTAGGGGGTGAATAAAAAAATGAATGAGCCTCCAAGAAAAGAGTATGTTATTAGATTACTCTACACCCTTTTAGGACGACAACAAGGTGTAGAGTATGACAAAGTATTCTACACTGATAAAGACGATGTAGAGCATGAGGTAAAAAAGGAAGAGCCCTACCATTAAGCTCTTACGATAAATTATACAAGTAAATCATACAAAAGACTTGGCAATTTGTCAAGATAGGAGGTAGATATGGCATATATCGTTATTCAAGATTGGATGATATCAGATTTACAGTTAAAGGGAAATGAACTCCTCACATATGCCCTTATTTACGGCTTTTCGCAGGATGGCGAATCAGAATTTAAAGGGTCGTTGAAATATATTTCCGAATTTCTTGGCGTATCAAAAAGAACTGCACAGAGAAGCATTGAAAATCTTGTAGACCGAGGAATAGTTGAAAAGAGAGTAGAGGAGATTAGCGGCGTGAAATTTAACCGCTATATGGCTCATGAAAAAGCTGACACCCCTATAGACAAAATGACCACAGGGTATAGACAAAATGACCATGGGGGTATAGACAAAATGACCACAGGGTATAGACAAAATGACCATGGGGGTATAGACAAAATGACCACCAATAATACTAATATATATAATACTAATAATAATACTAGTAATAATACTAAAGATAAAGGCGCGCCCGCGAGATACTTTGAGGACGAGGAACTAAACAATAAGTTTCTGGAATTTCTTTCCATGCGGAAAAAGATTAGAAAACCAGTTCGGACGGATAGAGCTTTAAAAGCATTACTCAAAAAGTTGCATGAATTATCTGGCGGTGATGTTGGACTGATGAAACAGATTATAGACCAGTCATTGGATAAAGAGTGGCTAGGACTTTTCGAACTGAAAACAGCTAATGACAGCACGAAGAACATCAACGACCGACTGTACGGAGACATACAGCACTGGGCGGCACAGAAAGAACAGGAGGGAGGCGGAATGTATGACGATTTCGGAGTTTTCTAAAATCGTGGCTGCCCTAAAGACTGTCTACACGGCTCCGGGATTTATTCCTAACGAGCAGGCGTTAGACATGTGGTATCGCTTGGTAGGTAAAAATAACGACTACCAGACAATAAGCGTAGCGGCACAGATGTACATGACAACAGGCAAGTTTCCGCCGACACCGGCAGACATTTTGGAGTGCACCAGTAAGCTCAAGGCAGAAAGCAGCTACCTGAGCGAGCAGGAAGCGTGGGCAACAGTGGCAAAGGCGTGCAGTAATGGGATTTACGGCTACAGAGAGGAATTTGACAAACTGCCTCCTACGTTGCAAAAGGCAGTAGGAACGCCACAGACGCTCCATGATTGGGCGGTAGTAGATTCAGCGGACTTTCAGACGGTCATACAGTCAAACTTCCTCAGAAGCTACAGAGCGGCGTTAGAAGCACAAAAGGAGATAGACAAGTACCCACCGAAGCTCCGAGAGATGATAAGAGCGGCGGGGGCGATAGAGCGAAAAGAAACAGTGCCGGAACTACCCACACTGGGAGAAATAGTTGGGCGGTTAGAGCAGGATAATAAAAATTATCCCCCGGAACAATGTAGTGGAGCGTTGGGGGATTGGATAGCAGAAAAGAAGGAGAGATTGGGTTATGAATAACACAATGATTAGCGTAAACGGCTTTGCGAAAAGAGAGTATGAGGACGTCTTAGAGAAAAAAGGTGTGATTCCTGCAAGTGTTGTAATCACAGTCGAGGACAAGGCGATTGCAAGAGCTATTTTAGAGCTATTTAAAGACAAGGTACAAAAAACAGGCGTTTTGCGGATGAAAGAAATTGAAGCTTTTGCCCGCGGCTACAACGAATTGAGCAAAAGCATTGAAACGGCATGGGGAGAAGAAAGCGAGGAGAAATATGGCGGAGCGGTACGTTGACCCAGTCAGGGAATACCTAAAAAGACAGCACCTTGAGGCGGAATATGAGTGTAGAACAGCACACAAAGCAATCAAACGAGGCGCGGCGAGCTACAACGAATACGAGAGATATGAGGAGGAATTAGAGCAATGACACTATACGAGATTGACAGCACAATTATGGATTGTGTAGACGAGGAGACAGGAGAAATTATTGACCTCGAAAAACTTGAGGCTCTCAACATCGAGAGAGACAAAAAAGTGGAGGGAATCGCGCTGGCGGTAAAGAATTATGCCGCAGAAGCAAAGGCAATCAAAGAGGAGGAAGAAAAGCTTGCGAAACGCCGCAGAAGTTGCGAGAACGCCGCACAGAGGTGTAAAGACTATCTGTCCCATGCTCTTGACGGAGAAAAGCTCAAAACGGCAAGAGTAAGCGTATTCTACAAGAGCAACGAGTCTGTGACTATTGACGATTTAGGCAGTCTGTCAGAGGAATACATCAGGATTCCAGAGCCACAGGCGGACAAGACAGCGATTAAGAAGGCGATTAAAGCCGGGAAAGAGGTTGCAGGGGCACATCTTGAGACCTCAAAGAGTGTGATCGTGAGGTAAGAAAAATGGGAGATGTTTACACAAAGTTACAAAAAATTCAAGCAGAATTAAAGGTGCCCAAGAGTAAATACAGTGATTATGGCGGCTATAGTTACAGGAGCTTAGAGGACATCTACGAGGCAGTAAAGCCTTTATTGGATAGGGAAGGCTTAATATTAGCCGTAAACGACGAAGTTATTATGCTGGGCAACCGATTTTACATAAAGGCGACAGCAATTTTAAAAGACATAGAAAGTGAGGGCAGTTTTTGCACTACAGCATACGCCAGAGAAGAAGAAAGCAAAAAAAAGATGGATGCAGCACAAGTTACCGGCTCAGCATCGAGCTATGCGAGAAAATACGCCTTAAATAGCTTGTTTCTTCTGGACGACTCGAAAGACGCGGATACAGACGAATATAAACGCAACGAGGTTATCACAGAGAAAGAGGCAAAACGGCTCTATGATCTGATGCAAAAAAAAGGAATGACGGAAGCCCAGATTAAAGAATGGGCAAGTCAAAGAAATTTAAAATCACTGTATCAGACGACACAACAACAATATGCCGAAGCCATGAAGGAATTAGGACTGAAATAGCATGGACTTAACTGGAAAAATAAAAAACTTAGCAGTGGATTATTTTAGCAAAAAGATAACAGTTACTCTGGAGATCAACGAGGCGGAGCGGTTTATAAAAGGCGTGGACGAACTGAAAAAGCTGGAAAAGTTGTCCATAATAATTAAACCGTTCCGCAAGAAAAGAAGCCTGTCGGCAAACGCCTATTTCCACGTCCTGGTCACCAAAATAGCGGAGAAAGTCGGCACGAGCAAGGCGGAAGCCAAAAATTTGATGATAGGCAGATATGGACAGCCGGAGCTGATAAAAGGGGACATAGCAGTTTTAAAAACCAATGTCCCAACCGACATCATGTACAAAAAAGAGGACGTTCACACAGTTGCGATAGGACGGCGGCTAGAAAAAGGCAAAGAGGTAGTGTTTTACAGGCTCATGAGGGGCTCACACACCTACGACAGCCGGGAAATGAGTGAGCTAATCAAAGGAACGATACAGGAAGCAGAAGACTTAGGAATTGAAACGCTAACACCAAGAGAACTGGAACAAATGCTAGGAAAATGGAAGCCAAGAAAGGAAGAAGAGAAATGAATAGCGTACTACAAACAAAAAAAGAGTGCTTCTTCTGCAAAATGACTAGAAATCTGCATAGGCATCACGTCTTGTATGGCAGTAGCAACAGAAAACAAGCCGAAAAGTATGGTTTTACAGTTTATTTGTGCCTGAACCACCATACCAACGGCGGCGAGGCAGTACATCGCAACCCCAACGGACCACTAGACAGGTATCTCAAGGAGCTAGCGCAGAAGTACTGGGAAGAGAACAACGGAACGAGGGAAGAATTTATCAAAACATTTGGGAGGAATTACCTGTGAACAAATTTAGAAATAAAAAGATTTTTACGACAGCCGGAAAGTTTGACAGCAAGAGAGAAATGCATCGCTATTTAGAACTGGCGGCAATGCAAGAAGCGGGGGAAATTACAGGATTAGAGCGACAGGCTAGATACATCCTTGTGGGCAGCCAGAAACGAGAGGATGGCACCACAGAACGCCCTGTATCCTATACAGCAGATTTCCGCTACACAGACAAGGAAGGGAAGATTGTTGTCGAGGACGTAAAATCCCCGCGCACAAGAAAAAATCCGGAATATATCATCAAGAGAAAACTGATGCTTGAACGGTATGGTATCACGATCAGGGAGGTGGCGTAATGGGAAAAACAGGAGACTTAGAAGCAAGAAAAGCGGCGGAGACACTCAAAAAATATTGCAACCAGCATGAATATTGCGAAAACTGTATTTTTGCAGAAGAATATGTATGCAGTTTGCTAAACATTGTACCATGCAGATGGAAAAGCTGGACACCCTCCAAGGGTTAAGGATAGATACATATTACACGCAACACGTTAACGGTTCCATGAGGAGCTATATGCCATTGATTCCTCCGGATTTATTCCGGAGGGGAAAGGAAAGAAAATGCCATACGGGCTGAAAGACGAAGATTTTGACAAAATACAAAACAAAATAGCGAAAAAACTATATGAAATACCAAGCCTTGACCGAGCCGCATTTCTGATGGGATGCACAGAACAAGAGTTAAGGGAAGCAATGACCGAACTACGCAAAACACCCAAATCGAGGGGGAAAATTGAAGCCGTAGAAAGGGAGTTGAGAAACAGAGGATACAAAAATAAAAAAACAAAGTTTTTCCCAAGCGACTTGGCGGAAAAGAGATTTGCGAGGGAGTGGACGAAAGCGTGCGGAAGAATAAGGGGGAATAGATAAATTGAAACGTGCAAGAAAGGAGTGGTTTTATGGACTCGAAGAGAACCTTACTTGATATATTTCATGTATCCGAATCATATAAGCTTCCAGATGCAATTATGGATGCATTACTGTCTGATAATGCAGAAAGTATCATAAGGCTAGTGAAAAAAAGTACGCACGATGACATCCGGGATATATTCCAGCAAGAGCAGGGAGACAGAAAAACTTTAAAACAGGATTTTACACCGGATTGCATCTGCGCCATGGTCGCAAAAATGATGAAGCCGGGCAGTGTACTGGATATGTGCTCTGGAACGGGAGCATTAAGCAAGGCAGCCGCAAAAGAGCATGGCATAAAAATATGCGAACAGGAATTTAGTGAGCGTACGATTCCATTTGCCTTACTAGATGCCTGCATTGATGGATTGGAAGGAAGTATTAGCCGGGCGGATTGTTTACGGGGAAATATAATGCAAACATATCATTTAGAAAAAAATAATGATATAAGTATCCCAAAACAAGTAGAACCGGAAGAAATGGGATGCTTTGATAATGTAATTATGAATCCACCATACTCTATGAAATTCCCAGAAGCGGACGAGATGCCAATCATGGGACATAAAATTCCGAAAAGCAAAGCCGATTACGGATTTATACTGCGCGGTGTACAACATTTAAAAGATGATGGACGACTGATTGCGATACTTCCGCATGGTGTCCTTTTTCGAGGAGCGGCAGAAGGAAAAATTAGAGAATGGCTTGTTAAAGAGCACTGGATTAGTGCTGTAATTGGATTACCGGATAAGTTATTTTTAAATACAGCAATCCCAGTATTTTTACTAATTTTAGAAAAAAATTCCCCAGATATTCTTTTCATTGACGCATCAAGACGATTTGAAAAGAAATCAGCACAAAACGACATGTCGCAGGAGCAGATAAGAGATGTCGCCGATGCTTTTTTTACACGTAAAGATGCAGAAAAATATGCTTACGTAGCATCTTATCAGGAAATAAAATATAATGATTACAATCTAAATATCCCAAGATATGTAGATATGTTTGAACCAGAGCCTCTACCAGACGCGGAAGCGATTCTTAAAGAACTGCAAAAAATTGAAAATGAAGAGAGGAAAACTAGAAAAGAACTGTACGAAATGCTGGGGGAACTGGTAGGTAGCAAGGGGGATATGAACGTTATGAAAGAACATAGAAAATTGCTGAAGCCGCAGAATACAAGAAATACTTTCAGGCAAATGACATTAGAGGATTATGAAAATGCAATGTAAAAAAGTCAATATTTTTGAGATATGCAAAGTAGAACGTGCGGTGGCTGGAAAAATATATACGGCAGGGAGTTGCTATGTAAAATTAAGTGCTGCGGATGAGTATGTAGGCCAATTAAAAAATGACAATACACTGGATACAAGATACGCAGTGTTTGAACCAAACGAAGGAATTTGCGCGGATTACTTGCACATTGCTATCTGCAATAAGTTTCCTGAGTTTTTGCGAAAATACCGGACAACAATTAATTTACAATTTGAAACATTAAAACATTTCGTACTTGACTGGCACGAAAAGGAGGAAGAACAGAGGTATGTTGTAAATGCAGTCAAGGCGGTGGATAATGAAATAGAACTTACCGAAATGCAGATAGAAAAAGAGAAAGAGATGAAGAAATGGTATCTTGCAAAGATGATGGCGCAACAAAACCAGACACCTACATGATCATATCAGAAAAATTCATGCAGGGTGAAATAAGCGAGGACGAATTTGTGGAGCAGTATAACCGATTGATTGAGCAGGAGGCTGAAAAACACTGGGAACCGGTCGAACCGCATGAGCATATTTAAGAGGAGAGAAAATGAAGTTTATTGATTTGTTTGCCGGAATCGGAGGGTTCCGCAGAGGCATGGAATTAGCGGGGCATGAATGCGTCGGGTTTTGCGAATTTGATAAATTTGCAACCGCAAGTTACACATCAATGCACCTGCTTACATTAGAGCAAAGAGAACGTTTAAATAAAATGCCGTTGAAACAGCGACAAAAAGAAATACTAAAGGAGGAATACAGAAATGGAGAGTGGTACGCAAATGACATTAGAAGAGTATATGCCGGAGACATTCCAAGAGCAGATTGCTGGTGTTTCGGATTCCCGTGCCAAGACATCTCAGTTGCAGGAAAACAGCTTGGATTTCAAGGGAACCGTTCAAGCTTGTTTTTTAGAGTTATGTACCTTATCGGACAACTCGAAGAAGAAAATAGACCCACTTACCTTTTCGTTGAGAACGTTAAGAATTTGCTTAGTGTTAATGGAGGATGGGATTTCGCCAGACTGCTCATTGAAATGGAGCAGAGGGGGTATGATGCAGAATGGCAGGTGCTCAACTCCAAAGATTTTGGAGTGCCACAGAACAGAGAAAGGTGCTTCATTATCGGACATCTTAGAGGGAGAAGTACCGCAAAAGTATTTCCTGTCGAAAGAACAGACGGAGAAAATAGTATTCAAATAATTGGTCACAAAGACGGATACAGAAAAAATACGCAGGTATTTGCACCTGATGGAATTACAGAAACTCTTGATACTGGTCAAGGTGGTGGGCGAGGGCATCATGTAGCATTGCCGTGTTTTATAGATTTGTGCAACAGTGGAACAGAAACAACTAGCATTGCCAGATGCTTGCAAGCGAGATACCAAAAAGGATGCGGAACGTATAAAGCGCAAAATAGTGGTATTGCAATTCCAGTCTTAACACCAGACAGGGCAGAGAAACGTCAGAACGGAAGAAGGTTCAAAGAAGACGGTGAGCCGATGTTTACACTTACTGGACAGGGTAGACACGGAGTGGCGATCGAACCGATTGGAGTTATTGATCCGCAGGGCAGAAAAGTAGTCGAAGCAACAAAGCAAGGCTATTCCGAGTGTAGAGTAGGCATTGATAGCGTGAATTTATCAGTTCCAGGAAGTAAAACAAGAAGAGGGCGAGTTGGACGTGATATTGCAAATATATTAGATACCAGTTGCAATCAAGGGATTTTTGTGCAAGTTTCAGAAGAGTTGACCGTATATGCAGTCTGGTACGAAAAATACCAATGCTACATAGCTATTAGAAGGCTGACACCGAAAGAATGCTTTAGGCTGCAAGGTTGGACAGATGACTATTTTAAAAAAGCAGAGTTTGTTAATTCTGATAGTCAATTATATAAGCAAGCAGGAAACGGCGTAACTGTAAATGTAATAAGAGCCATTGCAGAAAAATTAGGCGAAAAAGATGGATAAAACAAGCATTAAGTATAATACTGAGATAGGAGAGCTAATATGAGTACAGTAAATAACGTGATAAGTAACGTGATAGCCATAATATGGGCAGCGATTGCTTTGTTGGAATGGATGGCGGCAGAAGAAAAAGAAGATAAGATTTATGCAGCAGTAATGATGATATTAGCGATGATTACGCGGAGGTAAGAAAATTGAGCAATCCCAAACACGACTGGTATGGGCACGCAGTAAAGCAGGTAAAAAAATACCCAGACAAACTGATTGCAGAAAATACAGCTCAGTCAGCCCTATGGATGTACGCTATTAACAAGGCGATAAGGCAGACAGAGGGCATGGACAACGGTGAGGACAGAATGAAAGCTGTACAGCTGGTATATTTTGAGGACAGATACACGATAGCAGGGGCGGCGGATAAGCTTGGATATGCAGAAATGACTATACGCAGATGGCTTAGTGCTTTCGCCAATTTGGCTGGGAAATATGCGGGATATTAGAGAGGGAGAATTATCTCCCTCTCTTTTTTATGTTTGTCTAACATGGCTTAAAAGATGTCGTACAATACACTTGTACGGACGAGTACTGGTAACTTTTTGTGAGACATAACCTCCTCTATCTTTTTGTGGTAAAAGTGTAAACTCTCACCCGCGTAAAAGAGAGTACATAAGACACCTATCCCACGGTGCCTTGTGTCCCATACAGGTTGCGGGGTCTACAAGTGTTTAGAGACCAGCCGCTTATTAGTCTTACCCCGGCGGCTGTTAAGGTGCAATTCCTTATGCTTGTATTTGGTTGCATTATGCAACTGATGTAAACGATTTTTTTCATATTTTCTTTCCTTTCATATAACCCCGCAAACAATCCATTACGGGGTTATGGTTGTATTTAGGAGGTGACCCCAAAATGGGATAAGTAAATACCAGGAGTGGCTGACCCAAGAAGGGTTGCTTAAGATAGAGGGATGGGCACGAGATGGATGCACAGACAAAGAGATCGCGGCAAACATCGGTATTAATCCAGATACCTTGTATACATGGAAGAAAAAATTCCCAATTTTAGCCGATGCCTTAAAAAAGGGGAAAGATGTTGTGGACAGGCAGGTGGAAAAAAGCCTATTACAACGGGCACTGGGGTATAGCTACGAGGAGACGAGTGAAAAGTACGAAGGCGGAGTAATGACGGAGCGAAAAGTAACAAAGAAGCACGTTGCGCCAGATACGACAGCACAAATATTCTGGCTAAAGAACAGAAAACCAGAACAATGGCGTGATAAGCCACAGTCAGAGAGTGCAAGTGATAAAGCACTGGCGAAAGCTATTGAAATCCTTGGGGGTGTCGATAGTGCCATTGACTAGCAAACAGGCAGAATACCTGCAAGGCTGTAACCGCCGTTGGAACGTAAAGACCGGGGCGACAGGCTCCGGGAAATCCTTTGTTGACTACGCAGTCGTAATTCCTCAACGCCTGACACATCTAAAAGGACTGGGGCTTGCTGTGATGCTGGGAAACACCAGAGGCACGTTACAGCGAAACATACTTGACCCTATGAGAGAGATATGGGGTGAGGAGTTAGTTGGCGAAATACGCAGTGACAACACAGTACAGCTATTTGGCAAAAAAGTATATGCATTAGGTGCCGATAACAAGAAGCACGTTGCAAGGATACAGGGAGCGACAATTGAGTATGCTTATGGCGACGAGGTGACGACGTGGAATCAAGAAGTGTTTGAGATGTTAAAATCTCGTCTCAGAACGTCACACAGTCACTTTGACGGTACGTGCAACCCGGCGGGGCCAAAGCACTGGTTTAAAGGATTTATAGATTCCGATGCCGATATATTCCAACAGGCGTACAACATACATGATGGCTGCCTGCCTCCGGCGGTAGTGGACGAGTTGATAAAAGAGTACTCAGGGACGCACAGGTACCAACGCTACATACTGGGCAAATGGGCAGTGGCAGAAGGGCCTGTGTACGATATGTTTTCAGAGCAAAGGCACGTCTGTAAGGCAAAGACCAGCGGAGAGATAATTGTGAGCAGTGATTTTGGTATGCAGAACCCTACCGTCTTCTTGATCTGGCAGAAAAGAGTAGATACCGGCAACTGGCACTGCATAAAAGAGTACTACTATTCAGGCAGGGAGAACAACCGCATGAAGACAGTCAGTGCGCTAGTAAAAGGACTAGAGGACACGCTAAGCGGGCAGAAAGATGATTTAGTGATCGTTGACCCATCCGCCACCGCTCTCATCGTGGAGTTACGTAGCAAAGGGCATAAAGTCAAAAAAGCAGATAACACTGTTAACGATGGGATAGCAGACGTTGAGACGATGTTGACACAAGACAAATTATCGTTTGACCCGTCTTGCACACACACGATCGAGGAGTTTGGTATCTACGCATGGGACCCAGCGGCGGCCGACAAAGGCAGGGATGTAGTTATAAAACAGTCAGACCACGCAATGGACGCTATCAGGTATTTTGTAAAAACAAAAAAACTCGTCAAGCGCAGTCAATCAAGACAATACAAATCAATTCTAGGGTGATAACAATGTATCTATCATATCAAGATTTTGTTGCCGCAAAAGACAAAGGGCAATTTATAAATCAGTTTATAAAATTCCATGAGAGCACAGGGGCATATAAAGAGGCGTTAAAAGCGGACAAGTATGACGCACAGGAAAATGAGACTATTTTACAGTTCCAGCGCATCTATTACACTCTATTAGGTCAAAAAAAGATAGATAATTTTTCGTCTAACGCACAGATATGCTCTAATTTCTTTCACAAATTAAATACACAACGCTGTTCATACAGTCTGGGAAACGGCGTCTTTTTTAACGATATGAGCATTAAAAAAGACAAGCTAGGCAAACAGTTCGACAGAAGAATAAAAGAGGCGGCTTACAACGCATTAATCCATGGTCAGTCCTTTTTATTTTGGAATGTAGACCACGTGCACGAATTTCCCCTTACACAGTTCGCCCCGATGTGGGATGAAGACACAGGGGCATTGATGGCAGGCATAAGATTCTGGCAACTGGACGAACAGAAGCCGTTTAAGGTCGTGCTATACGAAATAGATGGCTATACAACTTACAGCGCAGAGAGTAAATTCGGAGAATTAAAAGAGACCGCTCCCAAACGGGCGTACAGGCAAAGGGTGGAAGTTGCTAATAATTTGGAACCCGAAATTATCGGAGAAGAAAATTATAGTAGTCTCCCTATCGTGCCGATGTTTGGGAATAAACGACATATAAGCACTCTGAGAGGGATGCAGTCAAAGATTGATGCATATGACGCAGTACAAAGTGGTTTTGCCAATGATCTAGACGACTGTGCGCAGATGTATTGGCTTATCTCTAACGCTGACGGCATGACAGACGATGAGCTGGCGGAATTTAGAGACCGGCTCAAGTTTCAACACATCGCAAAGGCTGAGGAAGGGCAGGTACAGGCATACACGCAAGAGCCACCATATACCGCTAGAAAAGAGTTTCTCACGCAGATGCGGTCAGAAATTTATGAGGACTTCGGGGCGTTGGATGTACACACCATAGCCGCCGGAGCAACAAATGACCATATCGACGCGGCATATCAACCACTAGACGATAATGCAGATGATTTTGAGTACTTCATAGGCGATGCGATCGAGAAGATTCTGGAGCTTGCGGGGATTGATGACGAACCACAATTTAAGCGGAACAGAATCAGCAACGAGAAAGAGCGTACAGATATGATTCTCGAGGCAGCTAATTATTTGGACGAAGAAACCATCCTGAAAAAATTACCGTTTGTTGCACCGGAGGAAGTGCCGGACATTTTGGCAAAGCTGGACGAAGAATCGTATAACCGCTACACAGAGCCACCTGAACCAGATGCGCCGGAAGGGGATGAATAAACATGTATCCATCCGACAAGTGGACAGAACAGGAACTGCAAAAACTAGAAAAACGGTTAGCAGGTGTATATAAGCAGGCTGAAAAAGAGCTTGACGGCAAAGCGAGAAACTATTTTAAACAGTTTTCCAGGCGATACGCCAAAGAATATGCGGCATACCAGGCAGGGAAGTACACTAAGAAAGAATTTGAAGCATGGCTGATGAATCAATATGGCAGAGGGCAGAGGTGGGAAGCACTGCGCGAGGACATGGCGCGGCGGCTGGCAGAATCAAACCAGATTGCCGCGGCGTATATCAATGAAAAGACCCCTCTTGTTATTGCCCTCAATCGTAATTTCGAGGCGTACATGATTAAATCTCTTATACCTGACAGACAGATAAAAGAAATTGGAGATATTGCTTTTAATCTAGTTGACGAACACACAGTTAAACGGCTGACGGTCAGAAAACAGAAGATTCTCCCGCCCCGAAGGGTGCTAAAAAGCAAAGATGTGCGTTGGAACAAGAAGAAATTGCAAAATGCACTACTGCAAGGAATTTTACAGGGCGACAGCATAGGAAAGCTCGCAGGGCGATTCCAAGACGTTACAGGCATGAATCATACTGCCGCAATTAGAAATGCCCGCACAGCGTTCACAGGGGCGCAGAACGGGGGCAGGCAGGCGGCATATGAGGAAGCCTACCAGATGGGGATTGATGTAGTTAAGCATTGGACAGCGACAAAGGATTTGAGGACACGAGACAGCCACAGAGCGTTAGATGGCGAAGAAGTACCGTTTAATATGGCTTACTCAAACGGCCTCATGTATCCGGGTGACTCAAGCGGAATCCCGGCGGAAGTTTATAACTGTCGTTGCACGCAGAGAACTGCACTGCCTACCCAACTGGCACAACCGCGAATGATACGCGTCAGAAATCCAGAGACAGGCAGAAATGAAATCGTGGAAGACATGACCTATTACGAATGGCTGGCAACACAAAGGGGGCGAATATAATGGCAGATATTGATGTTGTAAGCCACGTGGACGAAGTAATTTTAAAGACCACCATGGCACTTGCAAGGGCGTTAGAACAGGCGGGGGCCGCCGCAGAGGGGCACGCAAAAGACCTTTGCCCGGTCGATACGGGCGCATTAAGAAACAGTATTACGCATCGGACCGACTTGGAAAATCTCACGGAAACAATAGGTAGCAACGAAGAATACGCCGCCTATGTGGAACTGGGAACTGGCGTGTACTACAAAGGGGGACGAAAGACCCCATGGACTTATCAGGACGATAAAGGACAATGGCATATCACAAACGGTCAGAGGGCACAACCGTATTTAAAACCGGCGGCGGCAAATTACGCAAAAGAATACACAGCAATCATTGCGGACGAATTGAAAGGAGCGATGGGATGAAGAAAATTATTGACGTGTCGGTATACAACGGCACAATCGACTGGAAGAAAGTAAAGAAATACGGTTGCGATGGTGCGATCATTAAGATTATCCGCAAGGATTTAGCCAAAGACAAGAAGTTTGAGGCAAACTACAAAAAATGTGAGGAGTTGGGCATCCCATGGGGCGTGTATAACTACACATACGCAACCACAGTAGCAAAAGCCAAGGCAGACATGGAACTTGTATGCGACATCCTCGACAAGGTCAGCAAAAAGTATTTTAAATACGGCGTCTGGTTTGATATTGAGGACAAAGTGCAGGCAGGACTGAGCAAAGCAAAAATTGCTGAGATTATCAATGCGGCACAGGCTGTCGTTGAATCAAGAGGTTATAAATTTGGCGTTTACACTGGGATGTCGTATTTTTCAGAGCATATTAATAAAAACAAGGTCAAGTGTAAAAACTGGTGGGTTGCACGTTATTACAAAGGCTATAACCGCATGACATTTAAGGCAACGCCGAACAAATCTTACAAGCCTGCAAGCGTAACCGACCTCATGGCATGGCAGTATACCAGCTCTGGCGTATTTCCGACTAAGGTTTCAACCGGCAACGGTGGAAATTTTGATTTAAATATTTTGTATCACGACTTCCCGGCGAAGGCGCAGAAGGAAGAAACAACAAAAAAGGTTAAATACACCGGGGGATTCCCCAAATTGCCACCACGAGGCTATTACACGTTTTTAGATGGCATTACAGTACTAAAAAGTGCAGGATGGGAAATTGAAAAATTGCAGAAGTTTTTAAACTGGGCTATCGGCTCAAAATTAGATACTGACGGCAAATATGGAGAAAAGACGGAAGATGCGGTAGAGATTTTCCAGTCGAAATGTAAATTAAAAATTGACGGCAAATTTGGGGCAAAATCCCTTAAAGCTGCAAAATTATTTAGCAAGTAATCACGAAGTACTGTGATTTACATATATAGTCATTTAGGGAAAGAAATCCCTCAAAGAAAAGGAGCAATCAAATGGCATTAACAAGAGCTTTTTTAAAGAGCATGACACTTACAGACGAACAGATTTCCGCAATCATCGAAGAACACTCTACAACCGTTACGGGTCTCAAGAACGAGATTAGTAAATACAAAGAGGATGCGGAGAAAGTCCCAGACCTCCAGAAGAAATTAGAGGTCTACGAAAAAGAAGATTGGAAAGGCAAGTACGAGAAAGAACACGCAGGTTTTGAGAGCTACAAAGTCGAACAGGACAAGAAAGCATCCTACAATGCAAAAGAAGCTGCATACAAAAAGATGCTTGAAGATTCTGGCGTGTCCAGTAAAGTAATTAGCCTTGCCCTGAAAGCATCAAAAGAGACTATTGATAATTTAAAAATCGGAACTGACGGCAAACCTGAGAATGCAACAGAGGTAGAAAAAGGCATCAAAGAAGCGTATGCCGATTATATTACAACCGAAACGACTCAGGGCGCTAATGTATCAAACCCACCGGGAGGAGAACCGGGGAAAATGACCAAGAAAGAAATCATGGAAATTAAAGATACAGGCGAACGTCAGAAAGCGATTGCGGAAAATCACGAACTTTTTGGATTTTGAAAGGAGTAGACAATGGCAGGAGTAACCACTAGCACTGTATTAAATACAGATAGCGCTCTCAAAGCGAGAGAAATTGATTTTGTAACAAGATTTGACAAAAACTGGGATGCATTAAGAACTATCTTAGGAATCTTTAGACCTATCAGAAAAGAGCCGGGCACCAGCTTGGTAACCTACGAAGCGCAGATGAAAGATGAAGCTTTACAGGGCGGCGCAAGCGTAGGTGAGGGAGAAGCAATCCCTTTTACACAGTTTAAAGTTGTGGAAAGCAAGAGAGAAGATATTGTTGTAGAAAAATACGCTAAATCTTTAACTCTTGAGTCTGTAGCAAAATGGGGCGCAACAGTGGCAATCGAAAAGACGGATGATGCCTTTATGGTTGAGCTGCAGAACAAGGTTTTAAAGGATTTCTATACGTTTTTAAAAACAGGAACATTAAAGGGAACACAGAAGAAATGGCAGAAAGCACTTGCGATCGCGAAAGGTGCTGTGCTTAACAAATTTGCGGGAATGAACAGAAATGTAACCGAAGTCGTAGGCTTTGCGAACGTAATGGATTTTTATGACTGGTTAGGCGACAAAGAGATTACCGTGCAGACAATGTTTGGTTTGCAGTATATCAAAGACTTTTTCGGTTTCTCCACACTGTTTCTTCTTCCTGACGCCTATATCCCGGCAAAAACCGTTATCGCAACACCTGTAGAAAATATTGATTTATATTATATTGATCCAGGCGACAGCGATTTTAAAAAGCTTGGTCTGGATTACACAACATCCGGCGAAACAAACCTGATTGGATTCCACGCAGGCGGAAACTACACAAACGCCACAGGCGAAACATACGCCATTATGGGCATGAAACTGTGGGCAGAATACCTTGACGGTGTTTGTGTAGTTACCGTTGGAACTACAGAAACTATCCCGGAAGTATCAAGTTTAAGTGGAAAATAAAAGGGGTTGATTGAGTGCTTTATGAAATCATGAATCACATTCACAATTTCTTCCCGGTCAAGGGGGCGGCGATCACAGGAAAAATAACAATCGGGGAATGGATTTTTGACACGCATATAGATGCAACGGCAGACACCAAAGACCTACGTTATTTTGACACTGCGATTCGCCTCCCACTACAGAACGGGCAGTATTATTTGATAAGCGGCTCTATTTTTAATGACGGGGTTTATCAGTATCACAAAGGCGATACTGCCCCGTTACAGGAGGAGACATTTGACGGTGTAGTGGTTCCACTGGCTATCCCTAAACCGTTTTTGTCACTGGTGGACGAAATCAGCGAGTGGCAAGCGAAAAACGGCAATTTAGGAGCGTATCAGTCGGAGTCATTTGGCGGCTATTCGTACAGCAGAGCAACAAATAGCAAGGGCGAGACCTACACATGGCAAGATGCCTTTAGGGCGCGCCTAAACCCATGGAGGAAAATGGCATGAGTTTAATCAATGAATTTTTACAAGATTGCATACTCATGGATAAAAAGCGTACTTCTGACGGCGAGGGTGGATTTATCACTGAGTGGGTCGAGGGTGCTAAAATACAGGCGGCCATTGTCCGCGACACCTCCATGTCTGCCAGAGTGGCGGAAAAAGAGGGTGTAACAGCAACATATACAATTACTACAGCTAAAACAGTAAAACTAGGCTATCATGATGTATTAAAAACAAAAGACGGAAAAATTTTTAGAGTTACATCAAATGCAGGAGAAAAAGAAACCCCTGCGTCGTCTAATTTAGACATAGCACAGGTCATGGCGGAGAAGTGGGAGTTAACGTCATGACTCCAACAGCGGCACTGTATCAATTTTGGTCGTCTTTCGGCATAACTGCATATCCGTCTAACAGGGTGCCGAAAGATACCGCATTTCCTTTTATCACATATGAGCCGATTATAGCAAATTGGTGGACAGGTGCGGCCGCCGCCAGCGCTGTAAATGTCTGGTATCACACAGAATCTGAGGCAGTCCCAAACAAAAAGGCAAAAGAAATCAGCGACAAATTGCAAGGGGGCACCACGGTAAAATGCGATGGCGGATTTATTTTCCTGTCGCAGGACCAGCCGTGGACTCCTTTGGTCGATGAAGCCGACTCGTCGATAGTACGCAGATACACAGTAATAACTATGCAATTTATAACTATTTAACGAGGTGAGTAAATGAAGTATACGCAGGTTCCTTCTGACCTTTTTAAAAAAATACAGATTAACGCCGGCATTATTGCGTCAGCTTTTGAGCCAGAAACGGGCGCTATAACAACAACTAATATTCTCATGGCAACCAGTGGTGGTTGTAGCTTTAGCGCGGAGCCATCCTTTACGGATTTCGGGGAAGATATTGACAACGTGCCTAAAAACACGATGGAACTCAAGGAGATCGAATCTATTGAGGTAAAATTATCAGGCACAGCCGTTACAATGGATACCGCACAGGCCAAAAGTTTTATGGCGGCAGCAGATGTAGCAGGAAACAAAGTAACACCAAGAGCAGATTTAAAGGCAGAAGATTTTAAGGATATTTGGTGGATCGGTGACTATTCGGACGAAAATTCCGGAGATTCCGCCGGATTTATCGCGATTAAAATTATGAACGCCCTCTCAACGGGCGGATTTAAAATTAAATCAGATGATAAATCCAAAGGAAATTTTGATTTCGAATACACAGGACATTATAGCATTAAGAACGCAGAGACAGTACCTTACGAGGTCTATATCAAAACAGGCGAAGCGGCGTAGGAGGTAAAGCATGAAATTATCAAATTTAACAGCAGAACAGGGTTTAGAAGCAATCGCAAATTCTCTCGAATGCATCGGCAACATCGCAGACGATGATGACGCGCTTAAGCTGTGCCAGGAACTTGTGCCGCGGGAAGGCGAGAAATATATCAAAGTCTTTGCTAGGGGCGCCAAAACAGCCCCTAGACTGTTAAAAACACACAAAGATGATGTAATCGGAATCTTAGCGGCGTTTGAATTACAGACAGTCGAGGAATACAAGAAAAAGCACAAATTAATGGATGTTATCAAAGGTATGGTTGACCTTGTCAACGAACCGGAGGTACGTCAGCTTTTTTTCTCAGTGCCAACAGGCGCAACAGACGGACACTCTGGAGATGCGCAGGAGAATACAGAGGAAAAAGCGTAAAAGGCTTTTTCCTGTATGTCAAAGCTAAGATTTTAGACGATACAGAGGAATTAATCTACAAACGATATATGGCTGACGGGCTGAAATATGTAACTGAAAGTATTTCGCAGGCGTTCGGCGGGAAATATCTCTATGCATCATTTGTTGATTTGATTGATAATAATAAAAAACAAACAGTAACAAAGACTGGCGAAGAAATAGCCGCAGACGTCATTAAAAAAGCCGGATTGGTGGTGATGAGTGATTGAATGTGATGGAATTGTTTGTCACTCTGGCAATCAAAGACACCGCATATAAGCAAGGGCTGAAAGACGCAGAAAGTAACGCCAGCTCGTCCACATCAAAAATCGGCGGGGCATTTAAAACAGTCGGGAAGGTGGCTAAAACAGCCATGGCGGCTGGTTCTGCCGCCGCCGTTGCATTTACAAAAACGTCAATAGATGCCGGGATGAATTTTGATACTGCGATGTCCCAGGTAGCAGCTACCATGGGAACAACCGTAGATAAGATAGGGAATGTTGAAGCCAAGGCTGAGGAAATGGGGCGCACTACAAAGTACACCGCGACGGAAGCAGCGGAAGGCATGAACATTCTTGCCCAAGCCGGTTTATCGGCGGATGAGCAGATTAGCGGCATCGGGACAGTGCTTAACCTCGCCTCTGCCGGTGCCATGAGTCTGGAAGAATCGGCATCGTATACCGCCGGAGCTGTAAAGGGCTTTGGCGATTCGATGGGCAACGCATCTTATTATGCTGATTTAATGGCAAAGGGTGCTACTCTTGCGAATACAAACGTAAGGGGACTTGGAGAAGCCTTTTCCGGTTCTGCCGCCACGGCAAAAAACTACGGTCAATCGGCGGACAGTGTCACACTTTCCCTACTCCGCCTAGCAGAGCAGAACGTGACAGGTTCCGAGGCATCTACAGCGTTAAATAGGGCAATGGCAGACTTATATACTCCGACTGATAATGCATCAAAAGCTTTAGACCAGTTAGGGTTATCTGCCTATAAATCAAACGGCGAAGCAAAAGATTTTAACGACCTCGTAGACGAGCTTAATGGCTCTTTACAGGGTATGACAGCGGAACAAAAAAACAATGCTCTTGCTACAATTTTTACAACACAAGGTTTACAGGCATTTAACAAAATGACCGCATCAAGTGATGCGACCGTGCAAAAATTTTGGAAAGGAATACAGGATTCTTCCGGCTCCGCGGCACAGCAGGCGGCTACACAGCTAGACAATCTAAAAGGTGACATAACCTTACTATCTAGTGCTACAGAGGGCTTAGAACTGGGTTTTTACAATACTTTTTCAGGCGCTATCCGTGGTGCCATCAAAGGTATAACAAGCGAGGTTAGTGGATTAGCTGAGGCGATGGAATCTGGCGGCATAAGCGGCGCTTTTTCCAAACTGGCGCAAGATGCGATTAATTTTAGTGGTCAGTTGCCGGGGCTGACAAAAATCGGCGGCGACCTCATAAACGGTTTAATTTCGAGTGTTACTCAAAATTCTGGCAGTATTACAACTGCTGTCAGCCAACTGTTAAGCAATCTTGCCTCTACGATTTTCACGGGGCTAAATGTATTTACATCGGTCGGAGTTAATTTGTTAACAACTATCGCTAACGGCATGACTCAGGGCATCCCAACCTTTTTAGGGCAGGCATTGCCAATGCTAACGCAATTCACGGAGTCTCTGAGGAGCAACGCAGGAAATCTGATAAATGCAGGCTTGACACTTATTCAGAACATTGCGCAAGGACTGATTAACTCTATTCCTGTACTGATTGCATACGTGCCTACAATCATAACAAATTTAGCCGGTATTATTAACGATAACGCACCAAAAATCCTTGCAACAGGAATAACAATCATAACGAATTTAGCGATTGGTTTAGTTCGCGCGATTCCGCTATTAATTGCTAATTTACCTAAGATTATCACAGCAATCGTAAGTGTATTTACAGCGTTTAACTGGTTTTCACTTGGTAAAAACATCGTTACTGGCATAATAAAAGGGGTCAAAAACCTCCCTTCTCTTTTAAAGGGTGCCGCTAAAAATGCTGTAAACGGATTCAAGGGAGCATTTAAGGGGAATGGTATTTTATCGGCTGTAAAAGGAGCATTTACTAAGATACCATCAGCTGTTAAAAATATCTTTACTAAGGCAGTATCCCTTGTAAAAAGCTTCCCTGGACGATTTAAGAGTGCATTGAAGTTTAGCTGGTCTCTACCACACCTAAACCTGCCACATCTGAGCGTTTCCGGCGGAAAAGCTCCGTTTGGAATCGGTGGCAAAGGCTCTCTGCCATCATTCCACATTAGCTGGTATAAAAAGGCTATGGAAAGCCCATATGTATTTTCTGACGCCACCTTGTTTGGAGCAGGAGAAGCGGGAGACGAAATGCTATACGGTCGTAGCAGGCTGATGAGTGACATTAGAGAGGCAACACGGGGAACAAAAAACGATGTAACTATTAACGTAACCGTAAACGGTGCAGATAATCCGGAAGAATGGGGAAGAAGAATGGCAAGCGAGCTTAGAAGGCAGGTGAAAATGGCATAATGGCAAAGAAAAAGAAAAAGTCTGCTGTTCCCAGCGGTCTGTCTATATCTAGGGACAATCTGAAATTTACAATATCTTGGAAGATACCGGCGAAAAAATATGAGGATGGGCAGTGGCTGTGGTACCGCCTACATACAAAAAATGCCGGTGCTTCTAAGTGGGATTGGACAAACTGGAAAGAAATAGATGTGGGAAAATCAGCAACAAAAAAAACAGTAGCACTTGATGCAAAAAAATATTATCCTGTCTCATCAAAATTATTAAATGCGATAGAGTTTAAGGTAAAGGGCAAAACAAAAAGTGATAAAAAGCATACCTATACAGCCGCACATTCCACAAAGACATTTACCATTTATGCACCAAATGCCCCTTCCGTTTCTTATTCTCTTGATGATACTGGCGCAAATAAAGGTACATTTACTTGGAATACCTCATACGAGGCAAATGATGCAAGGCATTTTGTAAGGACGCAGGTACAGACCGCATTAATGACAAATTATAAGGGCGCCATTGCAAACGCTCGCTTTACCAATGCATCCTATACAGGAGCATCTGGAACATGGGCGATAACAGAGGATGGCTCTCCGACACAAAATAAGACATTTTGTCGTATTGTAAGGGTAAAATCAAGAGGATGTGCCGGAGATTCCGGTTGGAGCTATGCGTACCATTATTACAGCATCCCGGAACGCCCAAACATACAGAGTACAGGGAGCAAAGAGATAGGCTCTTCTAGCCGGTATGTGTGGGCAAACTGGGTGCAGGCATCGCCGCAGGACCGCCCTGTGGATTCCATGGAGTTACAATACGCCATAGACACACCGGAAAGTGGAGAAAGGTATACTGGCACATCGTGGAGTACCGGAGTAACTGTTGCGTACCATGATTATACGGTGTCAGCAGATTTCAACACGGACGATGGCATAGCGGAAGACCAGATCATGTGGACAAGGGTGCAAAGCACGCATGATAAAAAAAATGCATATTCTGAGCCACGAGTAGCGGCGCGAGGGGCTTTGAAATCCCCGTCATTTGATACAGTATCGGCAACAGGAACAACACTTACCATCAATGGCATTGAGCGAAAAACAGAAGTTCCCGATGCTAAGACAGCCATCTGGATGAAAATAGACAACGAAGAAAAGGGCATTATTGCAATTACAGACAAAGAAGGAACGATCACAGTTACGTGTCCGGACGTTTCCGGCGGCACTGAATACCAGATTGCCCTCAAGAATTTTACCGGAACTTCTACGCCTCAAAACGGAGCTTCTGGCACTACCTACAAACTTAGCCCCCTCATGCAATCTGGGTGGGTTTACTCAGAGACACGAAAAATCGCAGTCCCACCGAAAAATATAACTGCAATGGCCGTAGCATCTGATACCGTAGAATTAACATGGGACTGGTCGTGGAAAAATGCGGATGCAGCTACCATTGCGTGGGCGGACCATGAGGACGCATGGATTAGTACGGACGCCCCAACTACTTATGATGTAGAGGACAGGGAAACAACGTGGCATATCGGATCCCTGGAATCGGCAAAAACATATTATTTTCGCGTAAGATTGCGGGATACGTCCGGGGATGAGGAAGTGTTATCTCCTTGGTCCGATACGGTTTCCGTATCGCTGAGCGAGACACCAATAACTCCTACGCTTGCAACGACAGAAAATTACCTTGCCTTGGACGATACAGTTATTTGCAGTGTCGGCTACACCGGAAACAGCAAAGCGAGCATAAAAATAGCGGAAGCGGTTAACGATGAGCCGGTTAAAGGCGAAGATGGAAACGTCGTTGTTTTAATGATGTCTTCCGGAATGGAGACATTATCGGAAACTATTGAAAACATTAATAAAATCTATACTGCAAGTGGTCTTTTGAGCAATCTGTGGAATGTAGGAGAAATCCATTATCTAAAAGCAATGGTTACAGCACAGGGAGGCAAGGAGGGGGCGTGGTCAGATTCTGTGGCCGTTGAAATTGTTGCAAAACCTGCGATAGACAGCGTTACAACAAATCTTATCTCGGAGACGACTACATATAATTCTGGCGATGTTACCGTAGAAACAAGTGACCAGACAGTATCGGAATCATCAGAAGGCACAACAAACTATTTAGAGCAGCTACCACTAACAATAGTCCCTTCCTTCGGGGATTCTTCTGGCACAGCAAAAGTAACGGTTGTTAGAGATGAAGATTATTATATTCTCCGCCCAAACGGATTAAAGGAACAACATTTTGCCAATGAAATTATTGCTAGTTTTACTGGCAGCGAAGCAGACAGCTACGCTATTGGCTTGAGCGACCTGATCGGGCAGATGGATGACGGTGCAAGGTACAGCATACAGATTGCATTTACAGATATTTATGATCATGTGGCAGAAAAAAAGATACCGTTTGTTGTGCGGTGGAAACACCAGCCGGAAGTACCAACGGCCACTGTAAATACGATTACAGACAACAAAACAGCGAGCATTGTTGTTACTAAACCAACTACATATGCTGATGGGGATACATTTGATTTGTACCGGATGAGCGTGGACAGAGCGGAATTGATTCTGGAGAACGGAATCTATGGTCAAAAATATGTCGACCCATACCCTGCGTTGAATGAGTATGGCGGCATACTGGTTGTAAATAAAACCGCCAACGGTGACTATATAACGTCAGATAGTTCGTTTGCGTGGTTATATAGCGATTTTTCGATAGCTTACGGAAAAGCAATCATTGATTTTGACGGAGAATCTATTGAAATTCAGTACAATATTGACTGTGATAACTCATGGGATAAAGATTTTGAGAGAACAGTATACCTTGGGGGCTCTGTACAAGGCGATTGGAACCCTTCGGTTATTCGCGATTTAAAACTTGATGCAGTAAGCATTTCGCTAACGGAACCAACAATGATTGAGCAAATGAGGCGGCTCGCGACATATCCCGGAATATGTCACGTTAGGACACCGGACGGCTCGTCATTTTCCTGTGATATACAGGTATCGGAGAAAAAAGACCACGATAACAAAATGCGGACAGATTTCTCTTTAACGATTAAAAAAGTGGATTCAGAAGAACTGGATGCTGTGACGGAAGAGCAGTGGAGCGCAGAGCATCCTAACGAGGTGATGTGATGGATTGGAGCAAAGGATTTTCAGCAAGATATATTTTAACAACAGTTGACCCCAAAACGTGGACAGACCAACAGGAATTTAAATTTACTGAGGGCAGTATTGACCGAGACAGCACGTCAGATTTAAGAGAATCTGCCTCTATCGCAATGACGGAAAAGATAACAGATAGTGAGTGCTGGGTACGTATTTACCTGCAAGCCAAACAAGGAGGGGCAGGAGCAAAAGTGGCACTGTTTACCGGCCTGACTGCCTTTCCGGAAAGAAAGCTTGATGGCGTGAGAGAAACTTACAATATTGATTGCTATTCAGTTCTTAAACCTGCAGATGATGTGATTTTGCCGCGTGGGTATTACGCACCAGCCGGTAGCGGAGCAAAACAGATTAAAAATCTGCTCAATGATTGCATCCCTGCCCCTGTGTATGTCGATGGAACGTCCCCCATTACCACGGATAACATTGTCGCAGAGGATGGGGAAACAAGGCTCACGATGGCACTACATATTTTAGATGCCATTGGTTGGCGGATGCGAATACTTGGCGATGGAAGTATTGTTATCTGCGCAAATGATAATAATAGCAGTCTTACGGTGGGAATTAACGCAAATGACATCGTGGAGTGTGACGTAACAGACACATTTAATTGGTATGACACACCTAACTGTTTTATGGCAATACATGACGATTATGGCGCAGCCATCGCGCGGGATGATAGTCCGGACAGTTATTTATCAACGGTAAATCGTGGCAGGGAAGTATGGAAATCGGAAACAGGCGTTGAATTATCTTCCGGGGAAAACATAGCGGCTTACGCCGTTAGAAAACTAAAAGAATTGCAGAACCCTGCCAGAACGATACAGTACAGCCGGCGGTTTTTTGAGGATGTACTTTTGGGCGATGTGGTCTTTTTAAACTATCCACGGCATAACCTTACCGGAAAATTTAGAATAACATCACAATCGCTGTCTCTGGAACATGGTTGCCGCACGAAAGAAGAGGTGGAAAGTATTGAATGAATTTGTAAAAGAGATCGCCTCGACGATGAAGCAAAGTAAAACAAAGGCATATGATACAGTTGCAAAAGTCCTTCGGATTGACGAAAAAACGGCATATGTCCACATTGACGGCGGAGCAGACGAAACCCCCGCACAGATGGCAATTAATTGCAAGACAGGTGATACGGTAAAAATTCGTGTGAGTGGCGGAAAAGCGTGGATTACTGGAAATATCACGGCACCACCAACAGACGACTCTGTCGCAGAAGCGGCACAAACAGCAGTAAATGCGGTGGCAAAGTCTTATAGCAAATTTGCAGGCTTAACAGCTGAAAATTTTAAGGCAGTTAACGCCGATATCGAAAACCTAAATACCAAAAAACTTGATGCGGAAAGCGCAAACATAAAATTTGCCAACATTGATTTTTCCAACATCGGCAAGGCCGCAATGGAATATTTTTATGCTCAGTCTGGTTTGATTAAAGATGTTGTAGTTGGCGATCAAAAAATTACCGGGCATCTTATTGGTGTAACCATTAGTGGAGATCTTATCGAAGGTAATACCGTTAAAGCCGAGAAACTTGTAGTGTTAGGCGAAGATGGTCTGTACTATAAACTTAATGTGAACTCTCTCGGTGAAGCAGTAGCTTCGTCTGACGTAAAGTATCAAAATGGATTAGATGGCTCTGTAATAATTGCCAAATCAGTTACCGCAGAAAAAGTATCTGTTAAAGATTTAGTGGCATTTGGAGCCACCATTGGCGGGTTAAATATCACAGACGGCTCATTGTATTCCGGAGTAAAAGACTCTATCAATAATACCACACAGGGATTTTATGTGGATAAATACGGTCAGTTGTATTTGGGAGATGCCGAACACTTTTTAAGATACTACAAAGCAAAAGACGGAACTTATAAGCTGGCTATATCTGCAAAAAGTGTTACATTTGGCTCCAACCAAAATTTAGAAGAAGCGTGGGAAGAAACGAAAACATCTATCGAATCTAAAATCGAAACAGTTGATGTCGAATATTATCTATCTACTTCGCCAACGTCACTGTCCGGAGGCTCATGGTCTACCACAGCGCCCACATGGACCAACGGTAAATACATGTGGATGAGAACTAAAATTACGGATGGCGCGGGTAATGTAACATATTCGCCAGATAAAAACGGTACCTGTATTACTGGTGCAACTGGTGCTACTGGCTCATCTGGAAAAGGCATATCATCAATCGTTGAAGAATACTACCAATCCACATCTGCCACAACGTTGTCTGGGGGCTCGTGGTCTACTATACCGCCTACATGGATTGACGGTAAATATATCTGGACGAGGTCAGTTATTACTTATACTGATAGCACAGTAAAAAGAACAGAAGGTATCTGCGCTACAGGGCAAAAAGGAGACACTGGTCCACAGGGTGTTAAAGGTGATAAGGGTGCAACAGGCGCTCAAGGACCTCAAGGAGTTAAAGGAGAAAAGGGCGAAAAAGGTGACAAAGGTGATACTGGTCCTAGAGGCTTACAGGGCTTACAAGGTGAGAAAGGCGAGCAGGGAATACAAGGACCAAGAGGAGCTACCGGTGCTTCAGGGGCAACATCTTATTTTCACATCAAATATTCATCAGTCGCTAATCCCACATCAAGTTCCCAACTAACTGAAACACCGAGTACCTATATAGGTACATACGTTGATTTTTCACCAGATGATTCTACAGACCCTAAGAAATACACTTGGAGTCGGTTTGCAGGCGCCCAAGGTCCAAAAGGGGAGCAGGGTATTCCGGGCGTTGGAGTTGATGGTAAGACCAGTTATTTACATATAGCGTATGCGAATAGTTCCGACGGTAAAACAGGCTTTAGCGTTAGTGACAGCGTAAACAAGATGTTTATCGGGCAATATACTGATTTCTCACCGGATGATTCTACAGACCCGTCAAAGTATAAGTGGACATTGATAAAGGGAGCAACAGGAGCTACTGGACCTAGAGGACCTCAAGGTAATACCGGTCCACAAGGACCGCAAGGAGTTAAAGGCGACAAAGGAGACAAAGGTAAAGATGGATTAAATGGCACCAATTTATGGATAAATCCATTATTTGACGCTGATAAACCACAGATAACAACGCTTGTAGATGGAGTTACCGCACCAAATGGATCCAAAGTAAATATAATAAAAACCACAGATAATTTTAATAATTCAACTGGCTTTCCAGTATTCCCAGATCATACATATACAATTTACGTAGATAGAAAGCGTATATCTGGAGACTTGGAATTACACGCTAGTATTTGGTACTTGGAAATGTCTTCCGGCCACTCATGGGATTCGTATAATATCAGTCCACGTTATACGTCGGCTATATCCGATGGCTGGGAAAAAGCAGTGTATGATGTTACTGTTCCCGAAGGTAAACGTAAGGGATGTGTATATTTTCAGATAGATCGAAATAATGACGGAAGAACAAAATGGTATGTTGCCAACATTAGCTGTATAGATGTGACAGCTGTAAATGAAGCTAAGCAAGAAGCCGCCAAAACCGCAACCAACTTTATGAAATATGAAGACGGAACAGGATTAATAGTAGGTGATATGCGTGGAAATACCCTCGGTCAAAATACTTTATTAGACAGTAGCGGTATGGCTGTAAGAAATGGCAGTAACGAGATTGTACGGTTTGGTACAGCGCCTATCGTAGTTACTAATACTGATGGTGATAAAATTTATGATGGCTCCGGCTCAGTAATGAAATCTGACAATAACATCGTTATTTCTACACAACAAACAAATGACCCGAATGATGTTCACAAAGGTGGAAAAGCAGCTCTAGAATTGTATTATGATAAAGCTAAAGATATCACAGGACTTTCTTTGACGGTTAAAAATGGATCAACATATACTGACCTATACGAGAGCTCAGGAAACGGGTTGTATGCCGATAAAGATTTTACGATATTAATTGGTGATAAAGTTCAGGTTTATGCCTATAAATATATGCACATATATGGCAGTGAATATATGGAACTTGTGGCTAATACCATAAAAATTATATCTAAAAATGCAAAATGTGAATTAGGTGTAAATAACATTTTGTGGGATGCCAATGGCGTAGGATACTGGATGAACAGTAGTCATAAATTTACATTCGATCAACCGATATCGGAACAGTTAACCGGTGCGGTATTTGTCTGGAGTCACTATGATACTAACAAACATTCTATTGATAATTGGTGGTGGTCATCGTTCTTCGTACCTAAACAGCACGTTGCCTGGCGGCCAGGTGATGGTATGTTAATGTGTAATCCATATTATGGATTAAACAAGTATATATATATCGCCGATACATTTATACAGGGTGCCGACGTAAATCAGTCCAACAAAGCACAAAATGGAATAGCCGTTAACAATCAAGGTTTTGTGCTAAGATATGTGTTAGGAGTGTAATTATGGAAGAATATTATATTGGATACGTATTCGATGGCTTGTACCCGCCAAAAGCCGCGCAATGGTGCAATGAAAATGGCACGTGTCATATCGAAAAAAATAATGAAGGAAAGTATGAAATCGTTGAGAATGTTGACCGAGAAGAACCGGAACACTTATTTAACGATAATACACCATCCATACCGGAACTGAATAAAAAAATAGAAGAGCTTACAAAACAAAATGAGATGCTTACAGATTGCTTACTAGAGTTGTCTGATACAATTTATGCGTAAGGAGGTGAGTATATGATAGCGCAGTTATATGCTAAGAGAATTATTGATGGTAAAAAGACTTTTGACGAGGTGCCAAGACTTTTGAAAGATAAAGTTAGGAAGATACTGATTGAGTCCGGACATGAAGAACTTGTGACTGAGTAAATGGGGTGAGGCAGTGAGAATAGTAGTAAATAAAAACAAGAACAGCAAGAAGAAATATCCATGGAGAATCATACTGGATAATGGACGAAAAATCCCGGTACCAAGCCAGTATAATTTTAAATCCCCATTTATTCGCACACACGGCTGTAGTCTGGTAGCTTTTTATATGGCGTTGCGCTACAAAGGCATTAAAAAAAATATGCAGCAGTGTTTACAGTACGCCAGAAGAAAATTAAAATGTGGCGCCAAATATCCGTTGACAGAAATCGTAAAGGGAATCAACCAGATCTGCCCTGGAAAGCCGGCAGTCTATCGCAAAGGTATGAGTAATGACAAAATCGAAGCACACTTGAAAAAGGGACATATGATTTTGTTTGAAGAGGGTTCACCTATTCACACAGTCGTTTTACTCAAAGACAGCAAGACGGGCAGGGTATGGAGATTCTCGGACGGGAAAAAGAACGTAACAACAGTCGAAAAAGAGAACAAAAGAAAATGTAAGAATGAAAAGTACAAAGGAATAGTAATTGTAAAATAGGAGGAATGGAGATGGATGCTATTATGTTGCCTTTATTAACTTGTTTATTTATTGTGTTTGATTCAATTAGCGGAAATATATCTGCTTGTGCTAATCATATCTGGAAGTCGTCAGAGATGCGTAGAGGATTGTATCACAAGTTCGGTTCAATTCTGCTTGTTGCCCTGGCTTATTTGATTGATTACGCTCAAAAATTTGTAGACTTGGGCTTTCAGGTTCCTATCGCCACAGGTGTGTGTGTCTACATCATTTTGATGGAGCTTGGTTCTATTGTGGAGAATATCGGTAAAATTAACCCTGATTTATTACCAGATAAGGTTAGAGCAATTTTAGGACTGGACAAAACGAAATAAATTTACGTAATTTTTGCGTGTTGAGGTGATGCAGTGAACAGAAGTTTGATAAAAAAACTCTGGAAATTAGGCGATAAACAATTTATTGATTACGCCTTGTCATGTGCCCGTTTAACTTTGCGGGAGCGTGAAACTGTACAGTACTTGCTTTTTGACGGATTAACACAGGAGCAAGCCGCCGAGAAAATGGATATAAGCACGAGAGGATTACAAGGGCTGTGGAGTTGCGCCGTGGAAAAGATTTTGTTAGTTCCCGGCACGATCCCGTACATAAACAGCCTTTAAAAAACTAAAGATAATTTAAAAATTACGCAGAAATAAGCGTGCTGTCTTCGTGGCGGTACGCTTATTTTTTTGAGATAATAAAACTATAAGGAGGGCAGAAAGATGTATCAATATTGGAACCCAAATCCCGCGGCGGCAAAAGTGGGAGATTGCACCGTGCGCGCTATCTCAAAAGCTACAAAGCAAACGTGGGAAGAAACATATATACAACTTGCCCTGTACGGCTTGATGCTGTCAGATATGCCCTCAGCTAATGCAGTGTGGGGTGCATATCTCAAAAATAAGGGGTTTAATCGCTACATAATCCCCGATGAGTACATGACTTGCACTGTATCGGAATTTGCAAACAACCACCCAGAAGGGGCTTATATTTTAGCACTGTCAGGGCACGTTATAGCGGTAATTGACGGCAATTACTACGATACGTGGGACAGCGGAGCAATGACACCTATCTACTACTGGAGGGAAGGAGGAAAATAAATGTTCGGTTATCCACAATATCCACAACAATATCCACAGTATCCGCAATATCCACAACCGGATTATCTTGACCAACTAAATCGACTAAAACAACAGCAGGCGCCGCCTCAACAAATGCAACAGCAGACCAATCCCGATGAGCGGATTTGGGTGCAAGGACAGGGCGCGGCGGAGGCGTATTTAGTAGCGCCAAACTCTTTTGTTCGCCTGTGGGACAGCCAAGCGCCAGTTTTTTACGAAAAAAGAGCAGACCAGACGGGCAGACCGTTTTTAGAGGTGTTTGAGTATAAGCGTAAGGGCTCAAATTCGCCCACAGCGGAGCTTTCACGATCTAGCCAACCAATCAACTATGAGGAACGCTTAAACGCCTTAGAAAGGCAAATGGAGACGTTAAAAAGGAGGGTATTGAATGAATCTCAATCCAATGCAGATGATACAGCAGTTTCAGCAGTTCAGGCAGCAGTTTCAGGGGGACCCGAAGCAGGAAGTACAAAACCTGCTAAATAGCGGGCAAATGAGCCAGCAACAGTATAACCAGTTGCAGGGAATGGCAACACAGTTTCAAAACCTTTTAAAGGGTTTTAAATAAATAAATAAAAAGGAGTGATTTCATGGGATTAACAACAGACGGAATGAGCCCGGCAGATTTGGCGGCAGTCACAGGCAACAATAACGGCGCATTTGGCGAGGGTAACGGTGCTTGGTGGATTATCATTCTTTTCCTTTTCATCTTCTGTGGATGGGGAAACGGAAATGGATGGAATAACGGCGGCGGAGGCGCGGTAGATAACTATGTATTAGCTTCTGATTTTGCAACCTTACAGCGCCAGATTGATAGCGGCATTTCCTCCCTTGAGCGCAAGGGTGATGCCATCAACAGCGGTATTTGTGACGGATTTTATGCGGTGAATACCTCTCTTCTCAACGGATTTGCAGGAACAAATAGCACGATTCAGCAGAACGGCTATGATACACGGAATGCAATCCAGCAGGGACAGATCGCAGATATGCAGAGCTTTAATGCTTTACAGGCACAGTTAGCGCAGTGCTGTTGTGATAACAAACAGGCTATTGCGGGCGTCAACTACAACATGGCAATGAACGCCAATGCATTACAGCAGGAAGTTACAAACGGCTTCTGCCAGACAAACTTTAACAACGCAAACAACACAAGAGACATCATTGACAACCAGAATAACAACGCTAGAGCTATCCTCGATGCCCTCACAGCGCAGAGAATCGAAGCTAAGGACGCTAAGATCGCCGAGCAGAATCAGCAGTTATTTGCGGCACAGTTAGCGGCCTCTCAGGCATCACAGAACGAAACCTTAAAGGCGTATATGCAGGGTCAGTTTACTTATTACAATCCTCGACCAGTGCCGGCTTTTCCGGTTTCCGCACCATATCAGTACGGTAATTGCGGATGCAATACTGGTTGCGGATGCTAAAATTTTATAATTAGCAGCTTCCTGCGTTGACGGGATTGTTCGGCTTGTGCCGATGATGCTTATAGCGGCGGGGCAATCGTTCCGCCGTTTATTATTAAAAAAGGAGTGATAACGTGGCAGAATTTACTAATAGCAATATCGTAACCGTAGCAGCGGGGCAGAATTTACCGCTCACAGAGACAGCCGTAAAGTGCGGTAGCTGTATTACACACCGGGAGGGGGCAGGAATTGTGACCCTTAGAGGCCTTACAAACCAGTGCAGGGCGCGCTATAAGGTCAGTTTCGGGGCTAATATCGCCATACCTGCCGGTGGAACTGTGGCACCTATTTCTATTGCCCTGGCAATCGCCGGAGAGCCATTAAATAGTGCGACAGCAATCGTAACACCTGCGGCGGCAGGCGAATATTTTAATGTATTTACGGCGGCATTTATTGACGTTCCGCGCGGGTGTTGCATAACGATCGCAGTCGAAAATACATCTACGCAGGCAATTAGTATAGCCAATAGCAATTTAATCGCCGAGAGAGTAGCGTAAAGGAGGGCGAAAAATGGAATCATTACACAAATTAAAAAAGATGATGTGCAGAGAGCTGGACGAGATTTCAAACAAAGGCGATATGAGTGCCGGGGATTTGGAGGCAGTCCACAAACTGACAGACACAATTAAAAATATCGACAAAATCATGTATCTGGAAGGTGATAGCAAATATAGCCGCGGCGGCGACTGGGACACGCCAGGAAGATACAGCCGCGGGCGTTATCCTGACATGGATTACGGTGATTATAGCAATGCCCGTAGAGGTCAGCACTATGTGAGAGGCCATTACTCTTACAACGATGCAAAAATGCAGGTAAAAGAGACCATTAAAGACATGATGCATGACAGTAATCTGTCTAGCACAGATCAGGCGGCTCTAGGCAGGGCGTTAGCAGAATTAGACCGATAAAAGGAAGGGGTGCCGCAATGATTAATATGAGCGAAATTAATGCCGAAATTGCGGCATTAGAGGCAGGAAAAACAACCTACGCCACTTGCGAACGGCTTTCGATTTTATACAATGTACGCAATAATTTGGAGCCAGATAAAGCACCAAACCAATCAACACCAAAAACAGCATATTATTCTTACGCATCCGAGCCGGAATCTGAATTTAAGGAGGTAGCCCGGAAAGCAGACTTTGAGCATTTGCTGTATGTACTTGACGAACACATGAAAGCCATAGAAGCAATGTATCCGCGAGAATATCGTTCGGTTTTGCGAAAAATAAAAGAGGGCGCTTGAAACGTCCTCTTTCTTTCTGTATAATGTAACTGTATCTCCTTTATTTTTAATATTTTGTTATACAGTAACTGGTTTTAACCCGGTGGTTACGGCTAGTTACTGCATAACAAAAACTAAAAAAATATAATATCCTCCACAAATTCGTTGGGGGATATTTTTATTTCTTTTACAATACTTTTCCAAAACACCTGCTTGCCTTGTTCGTCTAACTGCATATACATATCTTTCCAACCGTCAGGAAATCTGCTTTGTATTTTTTTCTTAGTTTCCAACTCTTCCGTTGCGGCGGTCTGGGATAGTTCTTTTAATTCCTTTGATATAGCCTCATATCTTTCGTCATAGTATTCTTCTGTTATCCTGCCTTTTTCAAACATCTTATTAATTCTTCCCAACTCACTGGATAATTTTTTCTTTCTCTTTCCTATATCGTTTCCGGCCGCCTTCACACGACCTTCTGCCCTTAATACGTCTGACTGTATTTTTTCTTCGATGTGATTAAGCATATATGTTTCTAATTTTGGTTCAGATCGCGTGTATGTTTTGTGTTTTTTCGCAGCAGATCGAGGGCAACGGTATACTTTATACCTCTTTTCTTTCTTAACCATCGTGCACCCGGAAAATTTGTAACCACAAATCGGACAACGTATCAGTCCGGAGAAAATATAAATACGCCTCTTGCAATCTACCCAACTTTTTTGACTGGAGACCTCTTTAATTCTTTGCGCCTGCTCCTCTGTTATGTATGGCTCGCAGTAGTTCTTTACACCGTACATTTCCCCATGGTACGCCGGACTGGACATAATTTTGACTATCCTATTTCTAGTCCTTATAAAATCAGGGTATTTGCTCAAAATATAATCGGCGGTGCCCCATTTGGAAAACGTCTGGAAATAATGCTCAAACATATCCTCAATTATTTCTCGCATATTCTCGTCTTTTACAATCTTTTTCCCTTCTACGCGATAACCTACCGGCACTTTTCCACCTATATACTCTTTGTTCTGGCGTTTAAACTCCATAACAGACCGTATTTTTTCGCTATCCCTGTCAGCCTCTGCCTGCGCTACAGATAACATGATGTTAACTTTAAAAATTCCCTGACTTGTTTCTGTCTCGTAATCCTCCCAGATAGCCCGCCAAGGCACTTTACACGCATCAAGGACACTTTGTACCTCGTAGTACCCCGCAACGGCTCTAAACCACCTGTCAAGGCGTGTAAAGAGTATTATATCAATTTCATGTTTCTTGCAATCCTCAAGCAACCGCAAGAGAGCAGGGCGTTTTGTATATTTTTTGCGTGCAGAAATGCCGGCATCGTTGTAAATACCGGCAACTATATATTCCTGCTCCTCGCAATATTTTTCAAGCGCGTCTATCTGCGAATCAACGGACAGACCGCTGTTTTTCTGCTCTTGCGTGCTTACTCGCACGTATAAAGCGGCTCTTTTCATTTATTCCCCTTCCTGCCTTCGTACCTCCGAGGCGGGTGCTGCTAATTATAGCTGCTAAGTCTATCTATTAGCTTTTTTCTTCTTAGCTTCCCATTGTTTGGGATAATTTTCTGCGTACCATTCCAAAAACGGACCATGCAATTTTTCTTCCGCCTCTTTTCTTGCAGCAATGGCGTCTTTTTTATTGCTATAATAACCAAAAAAATAATTTTGCCCCTGGAACATCATCGCCGCGTACCATTTTTGCTTTCGCTTATTGTAGTACACTCCTGTGGTTCCGGATGTATTATTTTTTCTGACTCCCTGTGTGAGATCGGTTACCAACGTGCCCTCTACCAAATAGGGATTGTCGAAAAAACCTTTATGGCACTTTCCACAGGAGCGGGTGTTACCACGCTTCAAATTGTTAGACTTTACACTTATGGTGTTTCCACACTTGCACTCGCACAGCCATTTCCCGTTCTTGTCATAGTCAATAACCGTTAAAAGGCCGTACTTTTGCCCTCGCATATCCTTGCGAAATTTTTGTCCGCACACTTGACACCTGGCAGTGTCTTTTAATTGCGTGCTACGCAGCACCTGCTCACATCCACATCGGATGCATTTGCATCTATACATCCTGCTTCCGAGGTATTCTACAGCTTGCATATCACCGCGGGTTACCCCTACCAACGATCGTCTAGCCATGTTATCCTCCTAAAAGATATATAAAACTTCTGCGTCCTCTATGATGACCTCGTTATCATCATTACCCCAGTCATATCTATCCCCACCAAGAAGAACGGCAGTTCCTGAATAAACTTTGCTTTTTTCTAATGCAATGAGCAATTTTTTTTCGATTTCTTCTTCGTCATCTAAGGTGTCGATGTCTGTAAAATACGCACTTGTACCGTCTAATTCTCTGGAATCCGTCTCATATGATGACACATCATTTTCGATGTCCCAGTCGTAAGAATTGCGAGCGTAATCTCCGACTTTGTAAGATTCATCAGATGCGATGTGGCGAATTCCGAAGATTTCGTAGTTGCTATTTTTGATTGCTTCTAAAACTTTTTCGTACATTTTTTTCATTTCTTTTTATCTCCTCTCTTGGTTTAATTAAATTATACACGATAGCGACTATTATGTCAAGAGAAAAATACACGAAGATGTATTATTTTTTGTACTCTACGATGTCGCACACCTGGCAGTCCAATTTCTCACACAAATACATAATTGTATCTATGTTCACGTTTCTATCGTGTCGCAACTTGTTGACCAGTGCCGGTGAAAGATTAAAACTTTCCTTATCTAATAGGTTGGAACGTTTTAGCCCTCTGCGTTCTAGCGTGTCCCACAAATTACTATATGAGATACTACCTTTATATATGTTACTTCTTTTTCTTGCTCGTGTTTCCATTTAAAAAAGCCTCCTTTTATTGTTATAAATATATAGTACATTATTTTGAAAGAAATATCAAGAAAAAAATAATATATTTTCGTGTATTTTTCTCTTGACATAATAGTCACTATCGTGTATAATGTGAGTAAATCAAGAGAGGAGATACAAAGAAATGAAAAAATACAATTTATCAAACATTATGAAAAGAGCATGGGAGTTAGTTAAAAAGGCAGGTCTTTGCATCTCCGAAGGATTAAAGAAAGCATGGAAGGAAGCAAAGCATATGGGAGAAATCACAAAAGGTTCCGTAAAACAGATTGCATGGGCGAAAGACAT